TGAACGATGGGGACAACCTGACTATAACCGAGCCGGTTTTAGGCGTTAACCAAACCGTTACTGTTGATGAAACCACAACACAACCCACGGCGGCAGAAGACTTAGAAGTGTACAGGCAATTGGTTATTGATGCGATACAGTTAGAGCCGCAAGGCGGGGCGAAAACAGATTACAGGCTTTGGGCTTCCGATGCTCAGGGTGTGCGTAAAGTTTATCCTTATGTAAGGAATGGAAACGCCGGGCTTGTAGATGTTTATGTAGAAGCAACGCCAATAGACAGCACAGACGGAAATGGGACACCATCGGGAGGTCTTTTAACCGAGGTTGCCGAAGTTATTGAATTTGACCCTGATGAAACAAAACCGTTAAACGATAGGGGGCGCAGGCCAATACAGGCTATAGTTACCGCATTGCCTATTACAACCGTGCCAGTTGATGTTTTTATCACAGGCTTAGACATAAACACGGTTACGATACAAAACGCCATTAAAAGCAATTTAGTTGCTGATTTGTATAAAGTACGCCCGTTTATAGGCGGCGCAGATTTGCAACGTAATAAGAATGATATTTTGTATTCCGCAAGGCTTCAAAGTGTTGTTACAAACGTGCTGGATAACGGCAATTACTTTACAGGATTTGATATGCAGGTGGGTGGTATTTCGGATGCATCATACCTGTTTGATTTGGGAAATATCCCCTATTTAAGGAATGTAAGTATTAACGGTTCAATTGTGTAAATTATGTATGAAACTACAGATAAAAGTACGCAACACGGGTTAAAAACTCCTTACGGGTATAAAACCCCGCACCGTTACCCATCTACAGGTATTAACTATGCGGATTTGTTTTACAACTTAATACGCAAATTATATCCTACAGGCAGGGCTTGGTATATGCCACGTGGGGGAAGTTCAGATAAATTACACTCAGCATTAAGCCTAAGTTTTACCCGATTTATTGAAGACTGTAAAGCAACTTTAGACAGCGTTTTTCCTGACAATGAAAACTTTGATGCAAACGATTGTAAGTTGTGGGAGTATCGCTTAGGGTTGGTTACAAATACAAGTCTATCCGTTGAGGTGCGCCGGGCTGCTATCTTGCGTAAAATGGCGTTCCCTAACAACGTAAAAGCAAGGCAACACCCTTTATTTATTCAAAGCCAATTACAAGCGGCGGGGTTTAATGTTTGGGTGCATGAAAACAGGTTTTTTGAGGGTGGAGAATGGGTTTATAAAACACCATCGGAAGTAGGGGATACTTCGCCCACAGCAACGCAACACGGGGGCGACACGCAACACGGTAACGGGGTACAGCATGGTTTTTCAGGGTTTGATGTTATAGCTAACCAGGTTGCGCCAAATGAAAGTTATTCAGTAGGCGGCAATTTGTGGGCTACATTCTTTTTAGGGGGTGAAACATTAGGCGAAGCAACCCAAATACCTGAAACACGACAACGTGAATTTAGGGAACTTGTATTAAAACTTAAACCGGCGCACACTGTTGCGTACACATTTTTATCTTATATATAAAATTATGGAGGAGAAAGAAATTTGGAGAGAAGTCAAAGGGTTTGAGAGTTTTTATGAAGTTTCAAGCAATGGGCGTGTTAGAAGCATTGATAGATACGTAAATCATTATAAGGGTGGAGTGTCATTAAGAATAGGTGTTGTTTTGACTCAAAGACTAAACGGCAGGGGTTATTTAGGGGTTATCCTAAAAAAAAATGGACTGCCAAAATCGAAAGTAACGCATAGGTTAATAGCTGAATCGTTTATAGATAATAAAAAAAACAAACCCTATATAAACCACATTAACGGCGTAAAAACAGATAATAGAATATGTAATTTAGAGTGGTGTACGGGGTCTGAAAATACTAACCACGCTTATAGGACTGGGCTTATTGAAGTTGTGAGCGGAAGCAAAAGATATAATTCAAAACTTACTGAGTCTGAAGTTCTTGATATGCGTTTAAATAAAGGGAGTTTAAATTATAATGAATTGTCCGTAAAATATGGTGTTAGCAGACATCTTGTTTCAGGGATAATAAATAGAAGGAATTGGAAGCATATCTAAATTTAATTATAAACAAAAGACAATGAGAAAATTATTAGATGCTGGCAACGTTGACAATTCAAACCCCGCCGCATATCCTGATGGGCGTATAAAAGACGATACAGGGGCGGGTGATGGTACGCCGGTAAACGAATTTACAAAAGGGGATATTCACCAAACTGTTATGAAGGCCAAACGGCTTTACGGCATAGAAGAAAATGGATTGCCTGATAATGAAACCAACGGTTATCAGATGTTAGATGGCTTTATTGCATTAGCTTCTAAAAACGATTTCATACTTAGCATTACAGATGCTTCGGGTGTTTTGCAAGTTCCCGTTAAGCTGCCATTTATGCTTGTAGGGGAGCAAATAGTTTGCAAGGCCGCTGTAGACAAGGTGGCGCAAACAACTATTACAGGCTCAGTTGGCGCAGCGCACACGGTTACATTCGTTGGAAACTTTAAGGCTAATGAATATGTGAGATTGATTAAAACAGGAACGTTAACCGCTACCCTTGTAAGGCTTGTAGATGCTGTAAACGCTGATTTAGTGGCAGGAGAAAACGGATACTTAAAAAAGGCTTCACAAGCCGAAAGCGATGAAGGAACTATAGATACGGTAGCCGTAACGCCTGTAGTAGATAAATCTACATACACAAAGAGAACTATAGGCACGGATAGCAGCAGCTATTTGGCAAAGCCTACAGGGGATGCCGATGCCCGTAATGGACACATGAGCGCAGCCGACAAATTTAAATTAGACAACTTTGAAAGCAACGTAAAGAACATCGGCTTTATATCGGGTGTAAATCCAGGTTCAGGCGGTGCGCTTGTTACCGGTGGCAACGTAACGAGTGCTGTAGTAGCGAGTTCAGGCGGTGGGCGTACATCGATAACCGTTACAGTTGCTAATACGTTAGGGGGGCTTAATTACTTTGTTCGCATGAGCGTTGAATCTCTTTCATCAAACATAAACACCGATACCGAGGTTCAGGTTCCCGTGTTTAAACCTGTAAACGCCACAAGCTTTACAATAGCGATAAGGGAAACAGAGGGAACTTCCCAAAACTTAAAAATTCACATTGAAACTGTAAAACTATAAACCATGAGAAAAATAAGCCAATTGCCGGTAGTTCAGCAGACAGATAGTGATTTTCCTAACGGCGCAATAATAAATGAAACTGACATAAACGAGGGCACTCCTGTAGTCCGAGAGATATACAATGACCCTTTAGTTAACCTTTATAAAATACTGGATTTAGCAGGTGTCGTCGCCGATGGAACAGAAGATAAAGAGGGTAAATACCAGCTTGTAGAAGCCATACGAAAACTGCCAAACCTGCTTAACGATGTTGAGCAGGTTTTAACGCTTTCAAGTGGGGTTTGGAGCGTACCGTTTAACCTTACTTACCTGCCAAACAAATACGTGTTTTTTGCCCGTGCCAGCGATGACTATGTTTCAGGAACATTTAAGGGTGTAAACGCAAGCCCCTCATATTCTTTTACAAGCTCAGGTTTTAGCGCCAATGACGAGTTGATAGTAATAATTGACACGGCCGGCGTTAGGGCTTATTCACTAAACGCCATTGCAGGAATATCTGCAAACGAATTGTTTACCGTAATGGGTACGCCGTTGCAATTTAATTCATCAAACACGGTTTACTATCAGGAATATGGCGACCTTGTTAACGATACCCCCCGCACTGAAGCGATAGAGGCTACTATAAGGGCTTTTGTGGCAGATAATGGGGTTTTGGTTACAGACATGTTTATAATGCAAAACAGGCTGTTGTGTGTGGTATATTTTCCTACCGAGATAACGTATAAATTTTATGAGTTTTCTTTAAGTAACCTTACCGCACCTACTCTTATAACGTTAACCGGTTTTGCAATATCAATAGGTACTGATTACTTTCCGTATTTCTTTGCTGATGAAGATAATGTGTACATAACAAACACCAACGGAACATCAGTTGACGACAATAAAATAACGGTTGCAACTTACATGCCGGGCGCTTTAAGTTTTGGCGCTTTGTTGACTATGGATGCCAGCTTTGAAAAGACGACAAATGCCGCTGTTAAATCTAAAAACATTTACACTTTTGTAGATGGTTTACTTTGTTACTTTGATGTGAATACAGGTGTTAAAACAACTATAGGTCAATTTAGTGGTGTACTGGGGCAGTTGTTTAGTTATAAGGATAGTGTTTACTTTACGTCAGGAGAAGTGGCTAAACTTTGGTTTTAATATGAAACTTAATGTCAATACAAACGCAACCATAGCCCTAACGGCTAAACTTGAAATGCTACACCGTTCAGCATTTCCGAGTGCGGTACGTAATACCCTGAACGATGCGGCTTTTGACATGAAGCGAAAAACGTTAATTGATTCGGCAAACTCAAACTTTAACGTGAAAAACAAAACGTTCTTTAAGAAGTTTTCAGGTGTTAGTAAGGCAAGTGGCTTTGACTTAAAAAGCATGAAAGCAACGGCGGGTTTTTCTGTTCCGTCTGATGTAAAAGCCAAAACAGCAATTGAGGGCTTAGAAAAACAGGAAACAGGCAGCAATGTTTCAAGCGGTTTAAGGTATTTGAAAGGCGCACGTAGTGGCTCATTAAACAGGCTTGTGCAAAAAAAGAACTACTACAATAAATCTCAGGTTGCTAAAAATGTAAAAAGAGGTTCACGTAAAGCCAACTATATTGCAACCGCATACAGCGCATTAAAAAGTGGCAATCCTTTTTTTTTAGAAACTAATAAGGGGCGGTTTTTGATTAAGGTAAACAGTATAAAATCAAATTCAGGCAGGGGTTTAAATATTTCTACAACCCCATTAATGATGGAACGAAAAGTAAAACCATCTAAATTAAAGGCTACCCATTTCGCAGAAGAAGCCGCCGAAAAAACCACAAAAAAAATAGAGGGTTTTTATGAGAAAAACGCACAGTATCAATTTCAAAAGGCATTAAAATAATGGCATGGAACGATAACATAGAAAACATAAAATTCACGATAACAGCGGGGGATGGAAAATCATTTTATCCCCTATGGCGTGAATCGGCTAAAAACACCGAATACAACACCACCGGATTTGACTTTATAGATGTTCCCGGCACATTGTATGAGCGAAAACAATACCGTGGCAGCAATTACCCTTTGCAATTCTTTTTTGATGGTTCTGATTGCCTGGATGTGGCTTTAGAATTTGAAACATCGGCAAGGGATAAAAGGCCGTGGATTGTTTTGCATCCGATGTACGGAACAATAAAAGGGCAACCCACATCATTAGGGCGTGTTGACAGCCTTAACTTTGTAGCTATAAACGTTGACTTTTGGGAAAGCATTGATGTAGATTATCCGAACTCAAATTTTAGCGTTAAAGATAACACTCTGTTTAAAAAAACAAACGTGTTGGATAGCTGTGCTGAATCATTCTCAAATAAGCCCGTGTTTGCCCCTGAAGATATTGTTTCAAGTAAAGACACGGTAAAACAATTTGCTGCCAGTATAGAGCCTGTAATTACCTCAAATCCCACGTTTGCTGATTCGTTGTATACCGAGTATCAATATACAAATGCTGTGGCTTTAAAAGCGAGTGACAACCTGCTAACGGATGCGTTTGGGTATATTACCGCTACACAGGCTTTACTTAATTTACCGGCACGTATTGAAACATCGGTAACGGTTAGGTTAAACGGGTATAAAAGCGCCTACAGCAAGATAAAAGGCATATTGCTTACGGTAGCTGATAAGTTGGGTTTTGAAAGCCACGGCGGGGCTATAATCGCTAATTATGCTGATGCCGCCGCTAACCCTACCGATACCGATTATACAACAATGCCGGAAGTTCAACAAGCTGCAGCGGATTTGATTGTTATGTATGACGATTATGTGGCTACTTTGGATGAAGCATCCGTAACAATTTACGATACAGAAAACACTTACCAGCCCGACCCCACCGTGCAAACACAAATTTACGATTTGGTTATGTACACCATAGCTAACCTGTATGAAACGGCATTTAATGCACAGCAGGAGCGTGTTGTTTATACGGATGCTGATACAAATATAATTTTGCTTGTGCATCGCTATTTAGGCATGGATGTAGCAGATGAAAACATTGACAGGTTTAGGCGTATCAATAACATAAAACTAAACGAGCTTTTCAATATTAAAAAAGACCGAAAAATAATTTATTACGTATAACCATGCCAAACGAATTTAAAGGTAAGATATTGATAAACGGGCATAATGTAAATTTCTTTACAGCGGTAAACATTGATTTATCGTTGGATAGTATTGCATCGACGTTCAGTTTTAAAACAAGGTTTAACCCCGAAAATGACGAACATAAAGAACTGTTTAAGCCGCTTCAATACCATGAGGTTAAAATATACAATTCAGGAAACAAATTAATCCTTACAGGCACTATCTTAAACACGGTTTTCCAAAGTGATAGCAAAAACAATTTAGTGGCTATTTCGGGTTACTCAAAATCGGGCGTTTTAGAGGATGTAACGATACCCGTCGAGCATTACCCGCTTGAAAGCCTTAATCGTTCGTTAAAAGACATTGCGCAGCGTTTGTGTGGGCTTTACGGCATAGGTTTGATTATCGACAGTTCAGTAGCGGGGTTGGCGGCTCAGGTTTTTGCTACTACCGAATGCAGCCCTACCGACACGGTTAAGGGTTATTTGTCAAAATTAACCAGCCAAAAAAACATTGTTCTTAGCCATGATGCAAAGGGAAATGTGGTTATGTTTAAGCCTAACGACAATGCAAAACCTAAGTATTTTTTCAATAAGGACAATGTGTTAAGCGCCGGTGCTGCATTTAACGGTCAGGGGATGCATAGCCAAATCTCGGTTGTTAGACAGCCCAGCGATGAAAATGAGGGTTCAGAAACGGCAGATACTATTAAAAACCCGCTTATAGGTAAGTACAGGCCAACTACAAAAACATTGAGCAGCGGCGAAGATACCGATACGGCGAATGCGGCTAATAATGAACTTGCAGCGGAATTGAAAAATATAACCCACACGGTAAAATTGCTGGGTTATTTTGATGACATATTTCCAGGGGATATTATTAACCTGCACATACATGAGATATATTCGTTTGCCTATAGCCGCTATATGGTGTCAACGGTATCGCTTTCCTTTGACGAAAAAGAGGATATTACAACTTTGGGGCTTGTGTTGCCTGAGACGTACACAGGCAAAGTGCCACAAGATATTTTGTTCAGTTATAAATCGCATAAGAACAACATCTAATGAACGTATTTACAAAATTCAAAGAGTTGCTTAATAACGTTGGAAAGCGCACATTTAAGCTAAAAAGCATAGGGGGTACAACGGTAACGGCTAAAGAGGCTATGCCGTGGGGATTTGACGGGAACCCTATTGCAGGAACAACGGCTATACTATCATACACTACAAACGCCTCTGAAAGGGTTGTTACAGGGTATATAAACAGCTTTCAGTTAGCAGAAGAAGGAGAAAGCCGGATGTATGCCGTTGACCCCGTTAAAAACGAAGTAGCGGGTTATGTGTGGTGTCATGCTAATGGGACTATAGAAATAAATGGACTTGATTATTCGGCTGTAAGATATCAGGTTTTAAATACTCAACTGCAAAACATGGTTACACAACTCAATACGCAACTTACCGCAATAGCAACAGGCATTACAGGAGTTGGCGGTGTTTATGCTCCCGTGCCAGTTACCTTAAACATAGCAACAGCAGAAAGCCCTACCGTAAAAATTAAGTAGCCTAACCTTTGCGATGGTTAGTGTTTTTTTTCTATTTGTTTAGCCCTGTCATTAATTTGGCAGGGCTTTTTTAGTTTAAATTTTATTTTAATCTTTTTAAAATAAAATTTAGGATGTTTAAAATTTATTTTATAATATTGCGGTATCAAATAACAAACAAGATTAATTAAATGCGAAAATACATTGTTCATTATTACGCCGAGATAAACGATGAATGCGTTGATAGGGAGCTGGTTTTAGAAGCCGTTGACTTTGATGATGCGGTAATCCGTTTTAAGGTAAAGGTTAGAGTTTATAAACGAATTTTTAAAGTAGAGGAATTATG